GGCAGAACGGTATCCTAGAAAAGATACCCGTCCAAGCGCGGAACTCGTGTCGGAGACGTAGGGCAAAGGCCCTAAGACTCTCTCACATGTGTGCCACATGAGCTGGGCTGTCTCCCAATATCCCTTTTTATAAAAGAGATTGGCAGTTTCAACACACGAAATAAGCTCAGACGCTTGTCGCCTGTTCTTAGGACGTATACGACGAAGGTAAACTGGTGTAACTAGTTCACCATCATATGCGTCTACCCCGCAAGATTCTCGGAACTTTCCAGTTACGAAAGTCTTTTGGAGGTTTACCTTACAATTGTACTTTTGTAGGTACTCAAGAACAGAAATCGCATGTTCTACGGGAACGATTAAATCGTCTCCATAGACATAGACGTCACGACTAACACTCATAACGTTAGCGTGACTTACTGGGAGATCGTGCGATCTCAGTAGAGCCATTACACATATAGTGTAAAAGTACATTGACTCTACAGGAAAGCACAGAGCACTTCCCATAGAAGCAAATTTGCGAAGTGGGTCTATAATAGTCCCATTAGGCATCTTTGCTCTCGTCGAACGACATGCTTCAATAGCCCCAATTAAATCGGGGTTTGCATGAAACATCTCAAGAGCAAGTTGTCGCGGAACGCGATCACTTGCATCCGAGAGATCAATCGTTGCTAATTGACCTGTTTTCGACGACATCAAAGCCAGACTCTGATTAACGGATTGATCACGAAAATTTACGTGACCCTTCGTTAATTCAGAAGATTCGATCAGAGAATATAATTCTCTTCGAATAGCCTGTTGTGCATATTGCATACAACAAGGTTCTATAGCTATGATGCGTGGTCCTTTCATCGTTTTCGGAACACCTACAACTCTAACAGGTTGTTCAAGATGTTCTGGAATGATCGTAACTAACTCGAACTCCTTGTCCTCAACAACGCCCAAACTATAGGCGCTGTCAATAACAGGGAAATAAGGTTCGAGGCGATCATGCCAAAATCGCCAAACATATTTCTGGTTACCAGAGATGTGCTCAGCAGTTCCGCCGGGTCCGTGCCTGGGCCTAAGCTTAGATAGGTCAAAATTGACCATAAGGTTATCCCAGAGTACAGAAGAAGTGCGATTAAATTCACGCACGTCTCCTTCCGTCGGAGAAAATTGATGAAAAGTGTGTTCAAGTTGGACAAACTTTGCAAAGGAAGCTGCAGTCCGTTCTGGGCTGCAGTCAAGCTGGAGTTTTTCGAAAGCGAGGCAAATTTGCCTGATGCTATCGACAACAACAGCAAAATCCTGCGCAATATTTCTATCAGTTTGTTCATAAATCCTCCCAGTCTCATGGTTAAAGAGCAGACTAAGCATACCTCGCAAAAATGCGGGGATTGCCTTATACTTTCGGAAACTCCGAAAGGATAAAGAGTCTATTTGTCCAGAGTGCAGAGATTTTTCCAAATCTCTAGCAAAACTGGGCAAGGTAATTGTCAAAAACGACATACCTTCCTCTTTAACCCGTG